CACATACTGGATTTTTGTATAACGCGAGGCAAGTGTGGGATTACTATAAATTGTTAATGCTGACCGAATCTACTTCTCCCGTATCTGCCTTAATTTTTACAAAGAACATACCTCGAACCATTGCGCCAAATCCATTTTGTGCGTCGACCGTGCCACGAACGGTAACACTATTACCATATCGGATGACTTGCTTTATATCGAATTTAGCAGTGGAGGGGGCTTTTAGTCGAGCGGATACTGCATCTTTAGCAGCTACTTGATAAGCCGCTTTTTGTTGATCGCTGATATAGACATTGCTAATGTCGTCTGTCTTTTGCCCGTTTTTATAAACTGTAGAGAAGCTATTTTCGATTTCACTAACTTTATCGTTTTTGATGCGGAAGAATGTTTGGCCATACTTCTCGTCAACAATGTAATACACGCCTTGCTGGCCCTCTACTTTATTTACATTACCAAATTCGGTGACCCCGACGCTTTGTAATTCAGTAAGCACCTGTTGGGACTGCTCTTTCGATAAACCCGTAGCATCTTTGATATTGTCAACAGGTCCTCCGCAGCCAGCAATACATAAAGTAGTAAATAAAATCCCTGTTACTAACACTTTTTTCATTTTAAATCTCCCTGTGTTAAATAATATGATGATAAAAGTCGATTCCGTTAAGGTCGCCATCTTCAAGTTGAGACCATCTAACCATACGCTCGACTAAATTAACATGATGATCAACATAAAAGTCATCACGAATAATATGACTTAGCTCATGTTTTATTTCCTCCCTCATACGATCATGAGGGAGGTTTTTATTTATATAGATATTATGGGTATCTACATCATCTGACTCTTCAGAAACCGCTTTAGCATTCGGTAAGTCACAATAAATTAAATTAATAATCAATAATATCACTCTCCCTTGTAGATATTACTTATTCTTGGATTTTAAAAATTCAATATATCTGACTGTTTCTTCCATTTGCTCCTTACTTATATCTTTAGCGGCAGAGAAGAGCATACGAGCCCCTGGTCGTGTGCGTAGGTACTCGGCGAACTCAGCGGCTTCTCGGTCTGTGTAGTAGCCTTCGGTGTATTTCTCTACCAATTCAGATTTAGGAACGCCAAAATAGTTTGCCAATAGTTCAATTTTATCGATTCTAGGATATGTATTTCCCTTTACCCAATCGGTAAACGTAGTATACTTTAATCCTAAATCAGCGCATATTTTATTGCGATCAATTCCGCGACTATCCATTAGTCGTTGAATATTCTCAGCCATAATAGCCTTGTTACCTAAATCACTCATAAGAACCTCTCAAATCTGAAATATATTAATTAATATACCTATATATTACGATATTTTCGTAATAAAATCAATATTTTACGGAAATTTTACGATAGTTTAAGTTTGGTTTATAGACATTACGGATAAACCGTAGTAAAATGATGACTGTAAACAAGATGTGAGTATCGAGAAAGGAGGTAGCTTATGAAGTATACATTAAAGATGTTAAGGGCTTCAAAAAACTGGTCTCAACTTAAGGCATCTAAAGCAATTGGTGTATCTGTTGATACTTGGGGGAATTGGGAGCGCAAACGCTCTTATCCTGATGTTCCTCAAATAAAAAAAATACAAGAAGTATTCGGCGTAGCGTATGATGACATTATTTTTTTATAGGGGGTTACGGTTTAACCGTTACGGAAAAGGAGGCTAGTGAATGATAAAAAAAGTAATATCCGTTTCTCAGATGGCAGCGGTACTCGGAATTAGTCTGACCGCCGTCCGTGAAGGAATCGCGATAGGTAAATTCCCTTTTGCCTACGCCTGGCAGTCACCGGGCAAGAGGTCAAGAGCCTTTGTAATAGACAAGGAAGGCTTTAAGACTTATCTAATGCACGCGCTAGGCTGGGATTTAAAAATTATCGATGCAGAATTTAAATCTGCAGGAATTCATTAGGAGGTGCGATATGACCTATAAAGAAGATTTGCTAGATGCCATATGGCGAGAAGAATACGCCTTTCAACATGATAAACGTTACCAGCCCGCTACAGAAACAAGCTCTAATGAATATGGTAACGAGATAGCGCATAGAACGGCAACTCTTCTAGCCGACAATCTAGTTGCATCTCTGAAACATAAAAGTGTAGCCGAATTAAAAGCATATCTGCAAAGTTATGAAGACGGAAGGGATTAAATCATGACTGAAATTCCAACAAATCAAAAGAACATGGAACGCCATATGAAAGCGATCGAATCTGATCACATTCTAAATAATATCAACAGCAATATCATGGATGCAGCATATGAGTTGCAAAATTTTATGTGTGATTACGATGAATCTGAAATCCGTATTATTGTCACTACAGATGGTATTACAGCTGAATGGATTGAGGAGGAGGATGATGAATAATGGGCTTTATGTTATTGGGGACATTCCTCATTGCTGGGTCAATGGGAGCCTTAGAAGTTGACCAAATCGGATGGGAACAGTTTTTACTACAATCATTCATCGGCTTCGCTATATCACTTTACGGCTTTTACAAAGATAAAGCCGAAGTAGATATGGAAGAACGTGAAGATGTTGTGTATACCGCTAAGGTAAGAACTCACGGGGCGTATTGCAAGAACCCGTATTACAACTAAAAGGAGATTGATATGCCAAAAGTAAACATTACAAAATCAGCAGTTCGTGCCTTTGTCCGAAGCGAATATTTGAAAAAGCATGAGCCTTTGAGAAAAGCACGAAAAGAAGCTCTGCAAAATGCTATAGAAGCAAGCCCTCTATTTATAGATTTTAAAAATATAATGGCCTCTGCAGAATCGGTTGCAAGTGCGTTAGAAAAAGCTGGATACGGCTCAGAATTCAGGCAAAATCTTATCTCTTGTGAAAAGGCATTAAATCGTACAATAAGCAATTTGTACACAGCACATATGAGTAAACCAAAAGATGAGATTAGTAAATTATATGCAATTGCGAAACCGTATGATGAAAAACTCGAAGCGGTAGAGAAAGCTTACCAATCAGCGTGTCGTGCTATCGATAGTGCCCCTGGCGGTAAAGCAGCTGCTGATATTTTAAAAATGTCAGGACTCAACTTTTACGCGTGGCAAACTACTGACAGTGGGACAACATTAGATTTAAGCGCATTGAAGGGCGGTGATTAAATTGCAAGATTGTGCTACGTGCCCTGATAAAGACTACTGCATTCCTGATGAATGTGAACAGTTAGGCACAAAAAAAAAAAATGCCCTCATGCACGGCAATGCGAAAGGGCACATAGAAAAATATCCAACTAAAGTATATCACATAGTTAAACAGGAAGGAAACAGAACAATGTTAGAGTTAAAAATTACCGTAGAAACAGCCAAGGATTTAAACCAAGAAATCAAGAACCTTTATAAAGCTATTGTAGGTTCTTCTATAGATAAAGCCGATGCTATCGACCAAGCTAAGGAAGAAGTTAAGGCTAAAAAAGTAAAGACCGCTACTAAAGTAGAAACACCAGCTAAGCAGGAATCAGTGAAAGATGATCCTGTTAAGGAAAAAAAGCAAACCGTTCCGAGCCTTGAAGAAACGCGCGAGGCCGTAAAAGATGTGATGGCCAAAGCTGCGGACAAGACGCAAGCTAAAACAGAATTCAAGGCGTTTCTAGATAGCATCGGTGCTGAAAAGGTAACATCCGCTACCGATGAGCAACGCATCCAAATCATGGAATGGGTGGCTAGTCGTGGCTAAGAAACACGCCTTACTTGGTGCATCAAGTAGTGCCAGGTGGCTCGTATGTACTCCTTCAGCAAGATTAGAAGCGATGTTCCCCGATGAACAATCGCCCTATGCTGCAGAAGGTACTGTGGCGCATGACCTGGCAGAATCAATCTTACGGCATAAGTTAGAGGGCAAAAAAGCCCCTAAACTAGATGACTACTCCACTGAAATGGTGGAGGCAGTCACCCGGTATGTAGACATCTGCGAAGAAAAGGTAAACGAAGCACGTGCTCGTTCCACTGATGCGGAAGTCATGATTGAAGCAAAGCTCGACTTCTCTCGTTGGGTACCGGAGGGCTTCGGTACCGGCGATATGGTTATCGTAGCTGATGGCATCCTGGAAGTGATTGACCTTAAGTATGGTAAAGGTGTTCCTGTTAGTGCCGTCGAGAATACACAAATGCGGTTATACGCATTAGGAGCTTACGACGTTAACGAGTACTTATATGATATCAAGTCGGTTCGTATGACAATCGTTCAGCCTAGACTCGATAGCGTATCTACTGATGAATTATCTGTAGAAGAACTCCTCGATTGGGGTGATGAAGTCAAACCAATTGCACAACAGGCTTGGAACGGACAAGGCGAATGTACACCTTGCGACTATTGTAATTTCTGTAAAGCAAGACACACCTGCAGGGCATTAGCAGATACTTGCCTTGCTACCTTCTATAAAGATGGTGGTAAGCTCAATCAGTTGCTCACCGACCAAGAAGTATCTGACATCCTAGCAATGAAGGACTTAATCACAAAATGGATTAAAGGTGTTTACGACTTTGCTTATGAAAAAGCATTATCCGGCGAGAAACAATGGCCTGGCTATAAATTAGTAGAAGGTACATCAAGACGTACTATCACAGATCCAGATGCTGCGGCCAAGACGTTACTCGATAACGGCTACAAGGAAGAGGACATCTTCAAGCCTCGTGAACTCGAAGGTATTACTAACCTGCAAAAGGTTCTTGGTAAAAAGGGCGTCGCTGAATACCTAGAAGCGTATATCGACAAGCCTGAAGGCAAGCCTACTCTGGTACCGGAAAGCGATAAACGCCCTGCGATTAATACCGCGGAAACAATGGCAAATGAATTTGACGACGAGGTGTAATCATGCGTGTCGTAACAGTAAAAGCAATTGCCAAAGAGCTCCACGGACGAGGTCACTACCTCGACGAGCTATACCAAATTACTATTGCATATGCTACTAGCTTGCATACACGTCGCTGCGCAGTAGAGGCTAAGTGTGAGGCAATAGAACAATATTATCGAGATGAATTAGACCTAGATAAATATTCTTGGGAAGAAGACGACAAATGGATTCAACTGGATGAAGAAAGGTCTGACATCGAAGATGAACTAGATGAATTATTTAATACTGTTATAGGGTTCGAGCATGATTGTAACCCTTTTAAGAATTAAGGAGACAGACAAATGGCTAAATTGACAACTGGTATTGTAAGACTTTCTTATGCGAACATTGCGCAACCTCGTAAAAACGACGACGGTAAAGCGAAATATAGCTCTCAAATCATTATCGACAAAACAGATAAAAAGACTATCAAAGCATTTGAACGTGCGATTGAAGAACTTAAGGCAGATCCAAAAGCAGTAGCTAAGGTAGAAGGCAAAGCAGCTTATCTGAAACTCAACCTACGTGACGGTGATACTGACGAAGCTGTAGCGGACCAACCGGAAACATACGCAGGTAAGTTCTTCATCAATGCTAACAGTGATAAACAACCTATCGTATTTAATCGTGACAAAATCAAAATGGATGATTTTGATATCGAAGAAGAAATCTATTCCGGTGTATATGCGCAGGTCGCACTTTCTGTATTCGCTTACAATTTCAATGGTAAAAAAGGCGTAGGGTTTGGTTTAAATGGTATTCGTAAAGTCAAAGATGGCGAACGCCTTGGTGGTGTTCATGTATCCGCAGATGACTTCGGCGATGACGATTTGGGCGACCTTGACGATGATGACGATTTAATCTAAGGAGGCAATTATGGAGCTCAGTATTGATGTGGAAACGTATTCGGAGTGCCCTATTAAATATGGTGCACAGCGATACGTTGATGATACAGCATTTGAAATACTGCTCTTTGCCTACAGCTTTGATGATGAACCAGTCGAAGTAATTGATATGACAAAGGATCCACTGCCCGATAGGGTGGTGGACGCTTTGTATAACAAGGAAATTACAAAGACTGCATTCAACGCAGCATTTGAAATGCTGTGCCTTAAAAAGTACTTTCCTGATGCGGACTTTACGAATTGGGAGTGCACCTCTGTACTAGCTTTGTACTGCAGTTTACCAGCAAGTCTTGATAATGTGTCTAAGGCTTTGAAATTAGGTGAAGCCAAAGACTCAAGAGGTAAACGCCTTATTCAGTTCTTCTCTGTACCACGAAAACCTACTAAGACAAATCCTAAGACACGAAATATGCCAGAGGATGCGCCTGACAAGTGGGCAGAATATATCGAATACAACCGCCAAGACGTGGTTGTAGAAAAGGCAATTCGTAAACGTTTACTTTCGCTTAAGCCACCTGCTATCGAGCATGAGTACTGGCTACTTGACCAAGATATCAACTGGCGCGGTGTGAAAATAGATATAGAACTCGTCGATGCGGCGCTTGCTTGCAACGATGAAATCGTGGAAGAGGCTACTGAGTCATCTAAGTTATTAACGGGACTAGAAAACCCCAATAGTACGATGCAACTCAAAGAGTGGTTAACTGAGAGACTAGGGTATGAATTAGATACTATGTGTAAAGATGATGTCTCAAACCTCTTAGCACAGGATATACCTTCTGATGTACGCACCGTACTAAAGAACAGGCAAGTTTTAGGAAACTCATCCATTAAGAAATACTTGGCAATGAAAAATGCCGTGTGCTCTGATGGCCGTATCCACGGTATGCTGCAGTTCTACGGTGCTATGCGTAGCGGACGATGGGCCGGCCGTGTAGTACAACTACAGAACCTACCCCGTAATTACCTGGAAGATTTAGACACAGCTCGGGAAGTCCTTAAAAGTAGAGACGTAGAAATGCTAGACCTACTTTACGGAAACCCTGGCGACGTAATCAAGCAACTTATCCGCACCGCTTTAGTGGCGGAGGAGGGACACCGCTTTATTGTAGCTGACTTTAGCGCTATTGAAGCTCGTGTGATTGCCTGGCTTGCTCATGAGCAGTGGCGACAAGATGTATTTGCCCAAGGCGGAGATATCTACTGCGCATCCGCATCTAGCATGTTCCATGTACCAGTAGAGAAGCACGGTGTTAACGGTCACCTCAGGCAAAAAGGAAAGGTAGCCGAATTAGCGCTCGGCTACGGTGGCGGTGTGGGAGCTATGAAGTCGATGGACACCAAAGGTGAGATACCTGAAGACGAACTTCCTGGTATTATCGAAGCCTGGCGCCAAGCTAGTCCACGTATTACGAGATTTTGGAAAGATGCAGACAGCGCAGCCAAGAAAGTCGTTAAAACCGGCGAACCGGTACGAATCAGACAAGGCCATATTAAATTCTTTAAATCAAAAGGGTTTATGTTCATCGAATTGCCGTCCGGGCGGAGGCTTGCCTATGCAAGACCTCGAATTGGACTTAACCGGTTCGGTAGTGAGTCGATTGAGTATGACGGCATGGATCAGGTTAAGAATACCTGGGGCAGAGTTGAAACCTATGGCGGAAAGCTCGTCGAAAACATTGTACAGGCTGTAGCAAGAGATTGTTTGGCAGCAGCCATGCTAAGACTTGCAAAAGCCGGATACAAGATTGTTGCCCATATCCATGACGAAGTAGTTATCGAAGCACCTATAGGCGAAGGTAGTTTAGATGAAGTAATCGATATTATGTGTGAGCCCGAGTCCTGGAACGAGGGCCTTATATTAAATGCAGCAGGGTTTGAGAACCCTTACTATATGAAGGATTAGGAGGATAATTCTTATGAAACTTACAAAAAACCAAATTCAACAACAACGCGAAGCTATCGATGGTTTATATGAGCTAGTAAAAGAAGCTCCTGCAAGCGATCGCAAAGACTCCGCTATGGCGTATTGTGAAGGCTGTATCGCCGCTTGCGATTTAGGTCTTAAAATATTAAACGGTAAGAAAACAGAGGCCCCTAAGACTGAGGAAATTCCAAAGGTGGAAGATACTCCTAAAGTAGATGAACAAGCTACTACTGAAGAAAAGCCAAAACGTAAACGCGTGGCCAAGAAAAAGGAAGAACCTGTAGAAGAAACATTGCCTGTGGCTGATGAAGCACCCGCAGAAGAAGATGATTTAGACGATTTGTTATAGATGAAAGGATAGCGCCTTATGAAGGTATTATTTAGTTTATCAGTTAACAAGCTGTATGACCTAGTACGGCGCAAGCAAGTGAACTCTTGGTCACCTGCTGTACATTATCACGTAGATTGCGGTCAATCATTTGCCTGCTTGTGGCCCTCAATATCTTCCGGTATGGGTAGAATAGTAGACCCTTATATATCAAATGAGTTCTATTGCCCACAATGTGGAGAGCTCATTAGTACGAGAGGTGCCGAATGTGATTGTGTAGCTGATGCTTCCGGTACTGCAAATGTTCCACTAGATATAGAACTATCGGTTATTGATCGGGGGAAAATCCTCGATGTTAAATTCGACTACCACACAGTCCACGTCGATAACGACACACAATCTATTTACCCTGGTTATAAGCCACATCTTATCGATATATTGCGCTTCGATTTCAAGCGCGGAAAAGTATTTCTAGTTCAAAAGAAACGTACTCGGGCAGATATAATATCAGAAATAGAACCGAATATATCGATATTCCATTCAAAATCGTTGCCTCTATACTGGCTAGTAGCAACTCCTAATTGTCGATTGTCTGGGTATAAAAAAGAGCTGCAGACTTTTGCTAAAGCGCTAAAACAAGCTTACTTCGCTAAGTTATCAAAACGAGTTGGGTATCAAGTTAAACCAATCAGACAAGGAGTACTACTATCGTCCAAATACGGCGCGCTCGATAACTTACTCCATAATCTAGTGTGGAAGATGCACGCGCCGGATGCGCCTGCATTAAATGACACGCTAGTTAGAGACCATGATAGCTACTTCAGACCTTTCGGGTCTAATTTAACAAGTACTTCTGCTATTACTGAGTTAACTAGTACCGGCGTACCGTTTATTAAAGCTCTTATTCAGCTTTATAAAGTACCGGATAAGCGCTGGGTTAGAAAATTACTAACTATCCGTCCTTTCTTCTATATCAAAGTGATCCAAACTGCTAGCAAGATATTCAAAAGCATGGATTATCAGAAAGCATTCACGGACCTTGTGGCAGAGGAAGGCGGGAAAACCGGGTATATCCAATCCTGGCCTATATGGAATGACGGGCAAGCCTTGATTACTGTTACCGATTTTTTAAAGCTTATGCGCCACCAATATGGCGAACGTCGGGTCCTATTATTCTTAAAGAATGCTGACTCCTATTCAGAAGTAAAAGATACCGCGGATATGTATAACCGGTTATCGAGAGCTAGGAAGAAGGAGATTTGGGCTAGACGCATTCAAATTAAAGATTTGCATGATGAGATTGTGTGTATATCCAAATTTGAAAAAGCAGAAAATATCCCAGTACAGCAAAGTCTTCAACACAAAAAGCTAGCTGATTCAGTCGAAGGTCTAAATTTCAACGTGATCAAAACCACACACGATATTATCCGGCTAGGTGTTCAGCTCAATAACTGTGTGGGCACCTATGTTGATAAGGTAAAAGATCAAAAATGTGCTATCGTTGGTGTTTATAAAAGTGACAAACCGGTGGCTTGTATTGAGGTAAATCCTACGGATACCTCTGAAGCCTTTACCGTAATACATCAAGCAAAGCTAAAAAACAACAGAGGCGTACGAGATAATCACAACATTAATTACGCTGTATGCCAATGGGCTAAAAAGCATAGATTACAAGTGCCTAAATATTTAGGGGACATTCATTTTGCGAAGGGAAGAGCGATGTAACATATGGATACAAATATCATAATAGCTACGGGCAAAAGTCGCTCCGCCCGTAGCTGGAAGTCTCAGAAAATGACTTGGGGTGCTTTGGCCAATAAGTTGGCCGAGCCTACTGTAACAAATGAAACGGCCGCCGAATACGCCAAGATGTCTAAAGCCGAGAAAGGTCAAAAGAAAGACGTCGGCGGATTTGTCGGCGGATATATTCCTAAAAATGGTAGACGGGTTAGAGGTGCCGTTAAGGAGCGATATTTAATCACGCTTGATGCGGATTCTCCTAATGACGATTTCCTCTTAGACCTAGATATGGAATTAGGCGGTATGGAATATGTACTTTACAGTACACACAGCCATACTACCGATAATCCCCGCTATCGTATCATCATCCCTGTTGATAGAGCGATGACTCCTGATGAGTACCAAGCTGTATCAAGACGTATTGCCGATGATATTGGCATTGACTCCTTTGACCCATCTACGCACCAGGCAGAACGTCTGATGTACTGGCCAAGTTGTCCAAAGGATGTGGAATATGTATATCAGCATAGTGAAGGCGGCGTAGTCTCTGTTGATCAATATCTCAATACTTACAGAGACTGGCGAGATACGAGTCTTTGGCCAACATCGAGTAAAGAGTCACAGATTCGCCTTGATGCGGCCAAAAAGCAAGGTAACCCCTTAGAGAAAAAAGGTTTACTTGGTGCCTTTTGTAGGTGCTACAGTATCACGGAAGCGATACATAAGTTTCTTCCTGGCGTGTATGAACCGACGCAAGTTGAGGACCGATACACCTATACGGAAGGCAGCTCAGTAGGCGGTCTAGTTATCTACGATAACGATACATTCGCTTACTCCAACCATGCAACTGACCCTATCAGCGGTAAACTCGTTAATGCCTTTGACCTGGTTCGTATTCACTTATTCGGCGCTGAAGATGCTGACGCGGAGCCTACTACTAAAGTAACAGATTTACCAAGCTACAAAGCTATGTTAGATTTTGTTAACGAAGACGGCGCAGCACCGATTCTGCTCGACAAGGAGCGTATGGCCGATATGGACTTCGAGGACATCACGGAAGACGAGGAGGACGACTTTCTCGAAAAGCTCAAACGTGACCGACGAGGTACGCCAGAGTCTGACGTGTTCAACTGCTTAGTAGTTCTTAAATACGACCCCGCATTAAGAGGACGTATCCGACTCGATGAATTTGCGCATCGGTTAGTTGTAACTGACGACCTACCGTGGCGTGGTAAGGACGAAACCCCTTACTGGACGGATACCGACGATGCGTGCTTACGCAACTATTTTGCTACGAAATACCTTATTAAAGGTAAGGGCATCATCGATGACGCTTTGCAAGAAGTAACCCAGGATAACAAGTTCCATCCTGTGCGTGAGTACCTAACCAGTTTAACCTGGGACGGTACTTGTAGAGTCGATACTCTCTTTATCGATTACATAGGAGCAGAGGATACCGAATACATTAGGGCGGTTACACGTAAATGGATGTGCGGTGCTATCGCACGTGTCATGAATCCAGGCGTTAAGTTCGATACAGCTATCGTATTATATGGCTCACAAGGTCTCGGTAAATCGTTAATCCTGGAGCGATTAGGTCGTAAATGGTTTAATAATTCCTTAGTGGATATCAAAACCAAAGATGCCCTCGAACAAATTCAAGGCTCATGGATCAACGAACTAGCTGAACTAGCGCCAACATATAAGAACGATAATGAAATCGTTAAAGCCTTTATCAGCCGTACCTCCGATCGGTTCCGCTCACCGTATGGTAGACGGACCGAGGAGTACCCACGCCAGTGTGTATTCGCAGGCTCTACTAATAATCTTATGTTCTTAAAGGACCGAACTGGTAACCGCCGATTCTGGCCAGTCACAGGCGACAAAGATCGTAAAACTAAGAACGCCTGGGAGCTAGCAAAAGAGGATATTGACCAATTATGGGCAGAAGCTTATTTCTACTGGTCCGAGGGTGAATCCTTAGTTCTTGAAGGGGAACTTGAAGAAGAAGCCCTTAGAATCCAATTATCACACACAGAAGGTGGTGAACTCGTAGGTCTTATTGAGGAATACCTCAAAATGGAACTACCTGAAGACTGGGAATCTCGCGATATCTTCGACCGTAGGGATTATATCCGTAATTATGGTGATGACGATAACTGTGGATCAGTGCAGCGGGGGCGGGTGTGTGCCCTCGAGATATGGTGTGAAGTGATGGAGGGGGACAGGAAGAACCTGCAGAACGCGAAAGCAAGAGAAATCATTGATATTTTGCAGTCTATTAAAGGGTGGAGTCCTTACACAAAAGGAACTGGAAAAGCACGATTCGGTAAGCTTTATGGCCCTCAGAGAGCGTTTGTTAGGGATGGGACCGGACTTCTTGATATCTATAAAAAGAATCACGAGAAGTAGGTGTGTCCAATTATTTGAAGTGTGTCCAATTTTTAAAGTATACAAATGTTTGTAAAAATAATTATACAATCCTATACATTGAATTGCTTCGATGTATAGCGAAAATTGGACACACCGAACACGTATGGACACACTAATCGGACACGGGCAAAAAGCAGATAACTGCTAATCTAAATAGTAATATGTATCTAGTGTGTCCAATTATTTATATAAAAATAAAAAAATAAATATATGAATAATCGTATGTATACGTATACACGTAAAAAACCCGTATACGCGTATATATATATGTTGGAAAAAAATTGGGCACTTCGGACACACCCCCCCCATAAATCCAGTAACCACGTAGGTTTGTAGGCGTGTCCGAGGGTGTGTCCAAGCATTAATTGAGAACGAGGTGAGAATAATCGAAAAGGATATCGAACGATGGTTAGGAATTCAACTCAAAAAACTGGGTTGCATATATATGAAGTTCGTGTCACCTGGAAATGATGGTGTGCCAGATCGAATAGTAGTACTTCCTGGCGGTAGTGTCATATTCGTAGAACTCAAAGCTAAAAAAGGAGTATTGATGGCTAATCAAAGAATACAAGTTGCCAGATTACGTAAGCAGGGCGCGTTAGTATTTGTGATTACAGGAATGATAGAAGCTAAGTTATTTGTCGATGACATGGAAAGGGTAATACATGAACTTTCATCCACACGAATACCAAGAAATAGCCATACAACGAATCATTGATCATACGCACTACGGGCTGTTACTTGACATGGGTTTAGGTAAGACCGTTTCCACGTTAATCGCTATTGAACAGCTGATGTATGACTACTTTGATATTAAAAAAGTACTGCTTATAGCACCTAAGAAAGTAGCAGAGTCAACCTGGGCGCAGGAGACTAAGAAGTGGAGCGAGACAAGCCATCTTACGATAGCACCTGTTTTGGGTTCTGAAAAAGACCGCATCAAAGCCCTTGAAAGCGACTCCGATATCTACGTAATAAACCGTGAGAATGTGCAATGGTTGTATGACTACTATTTTGAAAAACCTAAGAAGCCATTTCCGTTTGACATGCTTGTCATCGATGAGAGTTCATCGTTTAAGAATCCACAGGCTAAACGATTTAAGGCAATGCGTAAAATGAGGCCTTTCTTCAAACGAGTCGTGATTCTAACCGGTACGCCCGCACCGAATACGTTAATGGATGTGTGGGCACAGATGTATTTGTTAGATGGTGGTGAACGATTAGGTAAAACACTTACTGAGTATCGGCTACGATATTTTACACCGGACAAAACAAATGGACATATCGTGTACAGTTATCGTCTATTACCAGGAGGAGATAAGGCTATATTCGGTAAAATGCAAGATATATGTATGAGCTTAAAAGCAAAGGATTATCTAAACCTTCCGAAGCGCATCGACAATGTGATCATGGTAGAAATGAGTCCCAAGGAATATGGGCTATATAGAATAATGGAGTACACTCACGTATTGAGCTTAATAGATTCCGACGACGTGAGCGCTTTGAATTCAGCAGCACTGACGAGTAAGCTATTACAACTCGCAAATGGATCCATTTATACCGACGACGGCGAAACTATAATCGTCCACAACGAAAAAGTAGAGCGATTAAAAGAATTAGTAGATACCAACGAAGGAAAACCGATGTTAGTATTCTATAATTTTAAGCACGACCTACAGGCTATTAAAGAAGCATTCCCTAAAGCAGTAGAGTTAAAGACCGATGATGATGTAGCTGAGTGGAATAAAGGCAATATCCAAATGCTATTAGCACACCCCGCATCGGCAGGATACGGATTAAATCTCCAAGCAGGTGGAAACATCATTGTATGGTACGGACTAACTTGGAGCTTAGAGCAATATCAGCAGGCTAACGCGAGACTTCACAGACAAGGACAAACACAACCTGTGATTATTCATCATCTAGTTACCAAGGGAACAATGGATGAGCAAGTTATGAAAGCATTAGAGCGTAAAGAAGTAGGGCAAGATGCACTACTCGAAGCTATCAAATATCGTAAAGAATTGTATAAGGAGTAAAGATATGCAAAAGAAATGTAGAAGATGCGGGGATACATTCACTGTAACAACACATGCGGACTATTGCCCAGAATGTGAAAAAGTGATGACACCTCCTGGTGGAGGCGTTAGTAGAGAGATAACATGTGAATCTTGTGGACAAACGTTTACCCACACAAAAGAAAAGCTAGTAGGTCGTTGGCCTAAATATTGTCCGACTTGTGCCGAGCAACTTTCTAAGCCATATAAGAAAGACAGTACGAAGACAGAAGAAAGACAGTACGAAGATATTAATGCAGAAGAAACTATTCAAGTACCAACTGCGGAGCATATGGATGCGATGTATGGTAATGTCGAGCATGATGCCGTAAATCATCCCTCACACTATACAAGGGGTAAGATTGAGGTGATTGATTTTATCGAAGATCAACAACTCCCATATCATCTTGGTAATGTTATTAAGTACGTCGCACGAGCAGGGTATAAGGGTAATAAACTAGAAGACCTAAAAAAAGCGCGATGGTATTTGGATAGATACATCAACGAGGTAATGGGGAATGAAACGGTTTAAACAAGGGGATTGTGTATTAGTTTCGAATGATAAGAAGCATTGGTCCCATAGACATTTCTTTTGTGTAGATGATGGGTTCATGGGTACCGGCAAAGCCATTGTATATGCGGAGGGTAAAAGTCCATGGACGGTAAGCCGTAAGCACGAGGACCAATATAAGCTATATGAAAGGTGGAACTACTGCAAGGGGGCAGAAGAGTGACTGACAAAGAGTACATGATTCAGATATTACGAATCGATGACAGAATTGATTCGATCAAGCGTGATATTGAAGCCCAGATAGAAAGGAAGGCTGACACATTATCAGCTACTGACTATAGTAAAGATAGAATATCTGGCGGGCACTACAGTGATTTATCCGGCATCGTGGCAGGTATTGAACAGTGCGTTGAACTACAACGACAGGAGATTGAACGCCTTAAAAGAATCAAGGCGGAAGTACGCTGGGTGATTAGCCAAGTGTGCCCAAATGAACTGGCGGTTCTTTTGACAGAGCGATATGTACAAGACAAAAGCTGGAAAGAACTGGCGCAAATCTTACACTACAGTGAAGCGAGAGTACGTGGCGAGCTACATGATAGGGCATTGGTAGAGGTAGGGCGAATTCGAGCTAAATTGAATTAGCACTTTCAATACAATACAAAACGATACAAAACGATACAAAACGATACATCGACATGTGGTATACTGTAAGTGTGAAAGTTGGGAAACTTCACAGGCAATGAATAGCAAAGGACGCCAGATATATTTGGCGTCCTTTTACGTTATGCAGGTTTAATCAATATCATCATAGGGGTACCAACTCTTTAGGCAAATGTGATCCTTCAAAATTATTCGGGGCTATCAAAAAAAATCGCGACGTTTCAAAATAATGTTTCTCATAACAAAAGATACTTAAACTACACAAACAAAAACAATCCTACATACTTAACTATAACGACTCCCCCTATGGTGATATTGATTAAGCCCGCATCCAATAGAATGAATAAACATTAACTACACTTTAACTGCCAGTAGAAAGGAGAAAATAGCATGACAGAAATTACTTGCCATGTAAAAGATTGTTTAAGCAACAAACATAATAAGTGTACTGCCAATGCTATCGTCCTAGGCAGTAAAGGAAGTTGTAAAGCTAAAGCCTTTGCTAAAGATATGATGAAACATTCACGCAAACAGCACTGGCGAGAGGGTATGTATGGGGGCTAGTATCCTATTGATACCCGGGGCCCTTAAGGTACTCCGAATGAAAAATATTTTGCGTGGGTCATCCGAACCCCGCGGAATAGCTAGTTAGTTATTTTTCCGAACTGCAGTTCGGCTTCAAAAACGGTCAACTTTTGAAAGGAGGCGAGACTGTGACGAACGTAACAATCGTTGACGAATTAGTATCATCTAAAATTGTGGCAAAAGTGCTTGGAATCAGCTCTCGACGGGTTCAGCAGTTGACCGAGGACGGTATATTCGAAAAGGAAAAACGCGGACAGTATAATATCGCGAAAACAGTACAAGCATTTGTTTCGTATAAAACCGGAGAAAGTAAACTCGAAAAGAAAGCCCGTGAGGGCGGGTATGATGCGGAACGAACTTTGTTAACCAGAACTAAACGGATGATTGAAGAAAACAAACTGAAAATCATGAATGGAGAATTGCATCGTTCTAACACAGTTAAAGCCGTAATGAATCGAATGTTGAATAACTTTAAAAGTAAGCTCCAGGCGTTACCATTAAAAGCAGCCCCTAAAGTACTAGGGGAGACGAATCTGTTAGTCATTCAAGATGTACTTCTTGATGAGGTGAATGAGTGCTTAACGGAATTGTCTGAATATGACCCTAATATGTTCCACGATGAGTCCGATGATATCATCGTGGATGACGACGAGGCGGGTGAAGGTGATTGAAGCACACATGCAACCTGTTCAAAGGATTGGCCAGTGTATTAAAGCCGCCGCCAAAGTTTACTGCGTCGGAATGGGCCAACGCTAATGTGGTGCTTTCCACTGAGGATAGCGCCGAACCTGGGAAGTATTCCACCGATAGAGCCCCTTATCAAAAGGAAATGCTTGATGCGGTGAGTGACCCAGATGTTGAGAAAGTGGTATATATGACCGGTTCGCAAATCGGTAAAACCCAGCTCATTAAAAATGTGTTGGGTTATTTTATTGACTACTTTCCATCACCGATTATGTTCATGCAGCCAACAAAAGATATAGCCAAGGAGTTTTCTAAAACTCGTATTGCTCCCTTTATTCGTGACACAAAAGTACTGAACGATAAAATGGCCGATGTAAAATCTCGGGACAGTGGCAATACGGTATTGAATAAGACCTTTCCAGGCGGCTACCTGACATTAGTCGGTGCGAACGCTCCAGCAGATTTGGCATCCCGGCCAATTCGTGTATTACTAGCGGACGAAATTGACCGCTATCCAGCATCAGCAGGCACGGAAGGGGACCCTTTGAGCCTAGCAGAAAAGCGTACTAATACATTTTACAATCGAAAGCACGTGTACGCATCTACGCCATTAGCTAAAGGTACAAGCCGAGTAGAGAAATTGTATCTTGGCGGTACCCAAGAGGTATGGCACATTAAGTGCCCAGCGTGCGGCGAATATGTATATCCTTCCTGGGATAAATTCCACGCAGATGAAGACACGGGCAAGTACTACATGGCCTGTGATCACTGCGGAACGCTATCCGAGGAATTCGAGTGGAAGAAACTGTATCGTGAGGGCAAATGGATTGCGGAAGCTCCTGAGAATTTGAAAAAGTATAATTGCCGAAGCTTTCACATGAACGCGTTTGGCTCGCCTTGGGCATCCTGGGGGAAACTTCAAGATAAATACAAGGAAGCCACTAAACTCGGCACGGCAGGCGTTAAGACATTCTTTAACACTGAAATGGGTATTCCTTATGAAGAGGATACAGAAACATTACAATCGGAAGAACTCTATGAACGTAGAGAAGATTATGGAGCTGAGCTACCGGACGGCGTTCTACTCTTAACATGTGGTGTCGATACGCAGGATGACCGCTTAGAGTGTGAAATTGTAGGCTGGGGGAAAGATTATGAGAGCTGGGGTATACAATACTTCAGATTGTATGGAGACCCTGCCTATGACGCCGTATGGAAAGAATTGGACGATATTATTTTAAACCGTACATGGTCTTATGCTGACGGTAGAAGAATGGGCGTATCTGTTACATGTATTGATTCTGGCGGCAGTAAGACTCAGTCAGTATATAAGTACTGCTCAATTAGATGGCATAAACGAGTTTACCCTATTAAGGGTGTAGGTGGCGCCGGCAAAGATTTGATTGACGGCTTGCCTACTAGGTTGAAAAAGTACAAGACTAAGCTCTTTAAGCTAGGTGTAGATACTGGCAAGGAACAAATTTATAGCGATTTGAACCAGGAAAAGGGCCAGCCGAGGTATTGTCATTTCCCAAAAGATCACGAAAAAGGATATGGGAAAAAATACTTTGAGGGCCTATTGGCAGAGATGAAAGTATCTAAATTAGTTAATGGCCATTTTAAAGAACAATGGGTGCTGCGCCCAGGACGCAAAAGAAATGAGCCGTTCGATATTAGAAACTACAATCAAGCTGCTATTGCTATTATGAATCCGAACTTTGAAGCTTTAGAAGCCCGGAGTAGTAAAGAGGACTATACACCGTACCAGAATACAGCTCGTGTAGTTAAAGTAGGAGACACGACCAAGAAACGAACGAGACGACGTGTTAGAGGTGGAGGGATACGATTATGACAATCCTACAAAGGATTATGGGAGAATTAAATATTCGTGAAATGCACGAAATACCTACAGCTCTAACAAAGGTATTGCTAGATTCGAATAGCTGTTCGGAGCTTTTAAAGTCGATACAGCCTTACTATTCGTATGAGGCCTTACTTACTGAATTCGAAGAACATAGTGCAGATAGAAAAAACTATATGCAAGATTACACGCCACAATGCGTGCTAGATATAATCGGCGGTATTACCTCCGGCGGTGATGTTCGCGATGTATGTGCTGGGATAGGCGGATTATCTTTGGCTAAATTTAAGTCGGATAATACCGTGACACCAAGGCTTGAAGAGTATTCAAAAAATGCGATAGCCTTTATGCTACTCAATCTACTAATAGCTAATATCGACGCGGAAGTAGTAGAGAAGAACGTTCTTACTGGTGAAGAGCTTGCGTACTATAAAGTGGAATCCGCAGCATCTGGCTTTGGCCAAGTATCTAAAGTAGATATGCTAGAGAGTAAAAAATATGATACCGTGATTAGCAATCCGCCATATAGTCAATCTTGGATTCCACAAATGGATGAACGCTTTGAAGGTTATAAATTGGCACCAAAGAGTAAAGCCGATTTTGCTTTTATACTTGACGGACTTTATTCGTTAAATGCTTCTGGCACAGCTGCCTTTATCCTGCCACATGGTGTGTTGTTTAGAGGGCAAGCAGAAGGCGATATAAGACGTAAGCTCATTGATAATAATCTGCTTGATGCTGTAATAGGATTACCTGCTAATCTGTTTACAAATACTGGAATACCTGTGTGCATATTGGTATTTAAGAAAAATCGCGCTAACAAAGACGTATTATTTATCGATGCACAAAAAGACTTCGTTAAGCACAAAAATAAAAATATAATGACCGCCGAACAGGTGGAAAAAGTAATTAAAGCGTACAAGAACAGGGCAGATATAGAGCGATATGCTAGTAACATTAGCATGTCTACTATTTTAGACAATGACTATAATCTGAATATTCCACGCTATATTGACAGCTTTGAGCCGGAAGAAATACCAGATGCGGTACAGCTTGCTAAAGAACTTAACGAAATTAATCGAGAAAGTCGGACGTTGGGCTTAGAAATTGCGGAAATGTTAAAGCAACTAGTTTGTACAGATCCTGACGCGCAGAAAGAGCATGATGAATTTGTAAAAGAATTTACAGAATTTTTGGTATCATCTGATAGCGCGTGTACAGTTGAGGAGCAAGAAGCCGTGATAAAAAAAATAGAAGATGTTAAAAAGTATTTACTTCAAAAGATGTTCGCGTAATGTTAAGAAATTACAAGAAAATTAAAATTACGGAAGTTGCGGATATACTGGGGCGTCCTAAGAAGGAGCAAATATATCCGTCGGGCTGTATTTGCTTGCAAGTATCTGCTAGTAAAGGGGAGTTGGTGTATTTAGCTGAGGCGCAACAAGTTGACGCTAAATATGTAGTGATTCAACCACGAAACGCAATCCCTTATTATTTATTTTTAATGATAGAAAAGGCAATGCCTGAATTTCTATATAAATATAGGCAAGGTCTAAATATATCAGCTCATGACATCAAACATATGGAGATATTGTGCCACACGGATGTGGAAACACAGGCTTTAATAAGCATGATGTTCCAATCTATGCATGGCACAAGTCTAAGCGCTCAACATGGGCGCTTTTTTAATGCGTAAAAGGAGGTGAAAGGATGGCAGAATGGACAATATATGAGGCAAAAGAGCATTTACAGGCGTGGCTAGAGGCGGATTTAGCATTGGCAACGGGCAAAGAGTATACCATTGGTAATCGCCGGTTAACTCGTGCGAATGTGCAAGAGGTGAAAGACCGCATCAACTTTTGGCGTAATGAAGTAGCAAGGCTAGAGAATAGACCTCGACGTCGTGCATATCGTGTCATTCCGCGGGATATATGAGTAAACGCAAGAAGCAGTTTATGAAAACCGCAGCTAGTAGGCACAAAGCAACGCAATATTCTGGGAGTAAAACAAACTCAGGCTATTCTAATCATGGCGCTAATAGTTTTAAATCTAGCGCCAAAGGGTACCAGGTTAACTCTCAGGATGCAAGGCACGATATCGATGCTAACTTTAGGATGCTACGGGCAAGATCTGTAGACCTTCAACAAGGTACACCAATTGCAGCTGGCGCACTGAAGACGAATAAAACCAATGTTATTGGCCCTGGGCTAAGGTTTAAAGCTAATATCCGTTATGAGGAATTGGGGTTAACGTTTGAAGAAAAGAACGCGTGGGAACGTAAGACCGAACGAGAGTTTGCGATGTGGGCGAAGCACTGCGATGCACGCGAACAGACTGATTTCTACGGAATTCAGGCTCTAGTGTATTATGAAAAGCTATTATACGGTGATGCTTTTGTAAATTTACCGCTGCTGTTTAATCGAACAGATAAGAACCCGTATCCGTTACGATTGCAGATTGTCGAATCCATTCTTGTAGCTTCTCCGCCTAAATATATGGGGCGAGAAGAAGACGAGAATAACGATGTAATTCACGGTGTTAAGTTTAATAAATATGGCGCCGCGGTCGGCTTTTATGTACTAAATAAACTGTACAACGGCTTTAACGATGATCATGACTACACATATATTCCGAAGTATGGCACACAAACCGGACGGCGTAATATTATCCAGGTTATGACAATCGAGCGAAGTGGCCAGTTGCGTGGCATCCCTATATTGTCTCCGGTAATCGAGGATTTGAAAGTGCTTAGCCGGTACAATGATGCAGAAGTCATGAAGGTATTAGTCAATGCCTTGATGGCAATCTTCATTGAATCGGAGGCACCAGACGACATGTCACTAGGGACTGCGATTGACGAAGACGATCAAGTGGATGCTGATAACGACGAAACAATCGAATTAGGCAATGGCACAGTTAACGTATTGGCGCCAGGCGAAAAAGTGAATGTGGCTGAAAAAACGCCAATACCAACGAGCTTTGCGGACTTTACGTCCTCACTTATTAGCCACGTAGGTGCGGCGCTAGAAATTCCATATGAGATTTTAGTTAAGCACTTTGGTCAAAGTTACTCCGCATCAAGAGCGGCGTTACTCGAATATTGGAAGTCTGTTGAAACGCAACGTGCCGAATTTATTACTCAATTTTGCAATCCTATTTACGAAGAGTGGCTTACGATGGCTATTCTATTAGGTCGCATTGATGCACCAGGCTTCTTCGATGACCCAATCATCCGAGAGGCGTGGCTAGGCGCTGAGTGGTACGGGCCATCACAAGGCCAATTAGATCCACAGAAGGAAGCTACCGCGGCAGAAATTCGTGTTAAGAATGCATTTAGTACTCGTGCTAAGGAAGCCGCAGAGCTTACCGGTATGGATTATGAAAATGAAATCTTACCACAACGTATTCGTGAACACCAATCTATGGATGAAGGAGGCTTGTTGAATGAACAAGGACAACAAATTTCAGTTCAAAATTCGAACTCCGCTAAATCTGATCCAGGAAGCGGAGACGATTGACGTCGATATTTACGGCGTAGTCATGAATGGAATCGATTATTGGGGCGAAAATACTGGCGTTTCAAACGTACTATCACAACTCCAAGGGTTGGATCCATCTCAAAACATCGTTTTGCATGTTAACTCGGTAGGTGGCGAAGTGTCAGCCGGCGTTACACTTTATAATCGATTACGCGCATTGCCAAATAAAAAATCTGTTATCATCGAGGGCTTGGCGGCATCTATCGCGTCTATTATCTCAATGGCTGGCGATGAAATCCATATGGCGTTAGGTAGTGAGATGATGATTCACAACCCAAGCTCCTATGTATATGGTGAAGCCGATGATTTTGAAAAAGCTGCTGAATCGTTACGCAAAACCAAAGAAAATCTTATCGATATATACGAAGCCCGCACAGGATTAACTCGCGAAGAAATTGCAGCTATGATGGATGAAGAAACTTGGCTAACAGCAAGGGAAGCTTTGGAAAAAGGCTTCTGTACAAGTGTTGATGAGTCTTTACAAATGGTTGCTTGCCGTAAAGGCACTGATTTAATTGTCAATGGTTTACCGATGAGTATGGACGTACTCAAGGGGTTGCCTGTTGATAAATATGAAGAGAAAGGAGAGGAGCCAATGGAAGTAACTGCTGAATTGTTACGTACAGATTATGCGGAAGTATATGATGAAGTATTTAATGCGGGCGTTGCTGCTGAACGTGCACGATTACAGGCCCTTGATGGGATTAATAACGAAGCACGTGCAGAAGTGATCAATCGCGCTAAATATGAAACATACGCTACTGTTCAAGACGTGGCGGTTGAATTGCTCAATATGCCACAGCCTGAACAACCAACTAATAAATTACAACAATTAATGCAAGATGCTAACAATGCATCTAATACAGTTGACACGATTCCAGGTCAAGTACTTGATGAGGATATCGATGATTCTGAAAAAACGATGAAAATTGTTGATCGTGTAATGAAAGCACGCGTTAAGAAATAAGGAGGGCAGACAATATGCCATATGTGGAAGAACAAAAATTAGAGTATAAACCTCTAATCGCTGGCACACAAATGCCAGTTGTTACTAAAAAAGTAACAATCAGCCAAGATGCTGCCGTAATTACGGCAGGTACAGTATTAGAAATTGAAGCTACGTCTAAAAAAGCTAAACGTGCAGATACCGATGTATACGGTGTAGCATTGGCCGATATCGATGCTACAAAAGGCGATGTAGTAGCAGAAATTGCTGTAACAGGCGAATTTACTACATCCAGTTTAGTATTCAAGTCTGGTAAAAAAGCGGAAGACTTCACAGCTAAAGCTGAAGCCCGCAACATTTATTTCCGTTAATAAGGAGGACATATGGATAATATTTACACACCTCAAACACTAGCTGCGGTGGTTCGTCGTACTCCCGATGTGCCATCCTTTTTGAAAGACTTATTCTTCAAAGATACAAAAACATTTTTAACTGAAACAGTTTCTTTTGACATTGTAAAAGGTCGACGCACTATTACACCTTGGGTAGCGCCTAACTCTACAGCGCCATTATCTCAACGTACCGGTGTGACTACAACTACTTACAAACCGGCACAAAAGAAAGAAAAACGTGCTATCACTGAAAACGACATCAAGGTCCGTTTAGCAGGTGAACAGCCATTTGCAGGCACAGTATCTCCGGAAGAACGTGCTATCCAACTTTTGGCGCAAGATACGCAAGAACTAAAAGACAACTTGGTACGCTCTCAAGAAGTTATGGCGGCCGATGTATTATTCAATGGCCAAGCTCATATTAAAGGTGAAGGTATTGACGATGTTGTAGACTTCAATTTTACAAATAAAGAAACTTTGGCAGGTACCGCCCGCTGGGGTCAATCTGCAGCAGAAATTGTGGCCAACATCATTAAATGGAAAAAGAAATGCTTAAAAGCGTCTGGCTTTAATCCAAATACGTTGGTTATGAACTCTGAAACATTAGAAGTAATGCTTTCCGATAAAAAAATCTTGGCTTTGTTCGATAATCGTCGTACAGAAATGGGGCTTTTACAGTTCGAACAAATGGCCGAAGGTGCTGTTTATGTTGGCTTCATGGGTGGCCAAATTCAATGTAACGTATTTACTTATGATAACTACTATGTAGATCCTACCGATGGTCAAGAAAAGGAAATGGTGGCTGCAGGCAAATTGTTGGTAGCTTCTGATATGGCCAAATTCACTAAATTATATGGTGCAAATACGATCATTCCTGGCGAAGGCATGGACTTTGTAACATATGAAGGGGAATATGTAATGCGTCGATTGGTTACACGCGACCCTGATGCGGCATTCTTAGAATTGCAATCTCGCCCAATTTACGTTCCATTTGATGTGGATTCCTACTTTGTAGCGGACGTATTGTAATTGAAAGGAGGTATGACTGATGCCAGTACAAGCTAAGCACACCATTAATACCGGTGATTATGTGTATAATCCTGGTGAAATTATCTCCGATTTAACTGCAGAAGAAGAACAGCGCCTAATTCGATTAGGTGCTGCTACTGTAGTCAGCGGAGATAATAAAAATAATGCAGAAGACTCTTTTGCTGAGGCCCTAGGCGTTATGACAAATGCGGATTTGGCTGAATATGGCAAATCCATTGGTCTTGATTTTGCAAGCAAAGATACAAAAGCGAGCATGATTGCGGATATCCTTGCTTCTGATGCGGATGTCAACTTGGAACTTTTATCTGATGAAGCACTTCGCGTAATGGTATCTGCTGAACAATTGGATACTCCTGAAGACGCTACCCGTGAAGAACTCCTCGACGTTTTGGGTGAATAATCATGGGATTTAAGGACTTTGTGCAAAATGACATCGAAAAGGTGTTTATCAATTCGAATGAATTTGCCGAAGTGCATAATCTAAACGGTACGCAGTGTTATGCAGTGGTTGAAGGTCTTACTGATAAGCAACATGTCGAAATCATGGGCCAGGATATTGACGGGTTGATTTACGATACGATTATAGTACACGTGGCCAAGCGGGATTTACCTGAAGTGCCGGAGTACAATCAAATCTTTCGATTCAATGGCCGCATTATGTTGGTTCAATCATGTGAAGATGACATGGGTATGCTAAACATTGTCCTTAGGGGGAATAACTCGTGAGTGTAACTATTGACATAAAAGGGCTGAAAAACGGGTTGGCTAAGATAGACGCATTAGTTGTTGGTACTCCGAAGACTACCGCAAAAGCTATCAACAAAGCGTTACCTAAAATTAAAAAGGCTATAGTTGATCGTGTTAACGAGGACTACCTGATTACTAAAGCGAATATTAATAAAACCATAAAGGTGGATAAGGCGGGGACGACTTTATCTGCCTTTATTCGTTCTAAAGGTGGCCCAATAGCCCTAACTAAATTCAGAGTTACACCAAAGCGCCCACCTAAGCGGAAAGGTCGTACCGTTGTAGCACAAGTAATGCGTAGCGGTGGTGGAGGGCCAATCCCTAATGCTTTTATTGCTCGTATGAGAAGTGGACATATTGGGGCTATGTACCGTAAGGGTGCTGACAGGTATCCGATAGGGCAATTTCACGGCCCGTCGGTACCGAGCATACTAGGTAGTGCCAAGATATCCGCTTTTATTGGGAATAAAGCAGAGCAGGAATTGCAAAAGCAAATGGAACTCGCGCTCGACGCATTGATAGGAGGGTAATTGATGACACCTACGCAATTGGCAACTGATTTAGGCACTTTTCTCCGGCAGGTGCATGCAAACTATTATAGTGATGATGCACAAGTAAAGGGGAATCCTTTATTAGTTGTACCTGGATTTTTAAAAATGAAAGAATCATCCAAGGAGGACCAATACCCACATCTTGTTATTCGCATTAATAAGATTGAAGATACCTTGCAGGGGTCAACTGTCCAATTGTTTCTAATCCATGGCGTGTACTCCGAGGACGTGGAAAAGGGCTGGATGGAGATTACCAATTTCTTAGAAACCACACGGCAAGCATTACTGGCCCATCCTGTTATTGCTAAGCGATACCGCTTAGTGCTGGATGATAAACACGGAATTGATACCGACATCCCCCCGGATCAAGCGTATCCGTATTGGGAGGGATTTATGACGGTTAAATACGATATCGAACAAATACGAGAGGAGATGATTATTTAATGGCAAAAGCTGATGCACCAGTTGAAGGTGTAAATGAAACAACAGAAACTGTGGAAACAACAGTTAAAACTAAAGATGCTAAACAAGTGATCTACTTAGGCCCTAATAGTGCTGAATTAGGTCTTTCCACAGGTACCGTTTATATTGACGGCATTCCTGCTACTGTAGGTGAAGATAAAGCAATGCTACGTTTATTGTTTGTGCCTATTAATAAGATTGCAGAAGCACAACAAGAATTAGCAGCAGAAGGTACAGCGATGAATACCGCTTACCTTGAATTTAAAAAAGGAGGTCGTAGATAGTGGGAAACTATAGACACGGAATTTATACAAGAGAGGTTCCTACCTCTCTTATTTCTATGACAGAAGCTACGGCGTCCTTACCTGTTTATATTGGTACTGCGCCTGTGCATTTGGCCACGGACCCAGCGGAAGCCAATAAAGCAGTATTGTGCTACAACTATGCATCTGCCACTACTCAATTTGGGTATTCTAAAGAATGGGATAAATACACATTGTGTGAAGCGATGTATTCCCAATTCTCTTTGTTTGGGATGGCGCCGGTTGTTTTTATCAATGTTCTTGATCCGAAGAAACATAAGAAGACGTTAGCGTCTACACAAAAACAAATCCAGGATAAAGTCGTAACAATCGAAGACCCAGTATTACTCAACACGCTAAAGGTATCTGCCACAAATGGCGGTACCGCCTTAACTATTAACGTTGATTACACAGCAGTATTTAATGATGAAGGCAAGTTGCTTATCGGTATTGTATCTACTGGAGCGCTTAATAGTGCAACATCTGTTTGGGTGACTTATGATTATGTAGACCCATCTATGGTAACTGCAGATGATATCGTAGGCGGTGTGGATACAGAAGGTAAGCGTAAAGGTTTGGAACTTATCAATGAAGTATTCCCTCGCTTTGGCTTAATCCCGGGTAACTTATTGGCGCCGGGCTGGTCTCATGACACGCTTGTAGCAGCAGTTATGAAAGCAAAAGAAACTACTATTAATGGCATGTTCCAAGCTATGTCGTTATGTGATGCACCTACCGATGAAATTAAAAAAGCAACTGCAGTTAGTGAATGGAAAAATAAAAAGAACTACGTCGATGAACGTCAAATTTTATGTTGGCCAAAAGTAGCATTAGCTAATCGCCAATTCCATTTATCCACGCAACTTGCAGGTCTTATGGCTAAGACAGACGCTAAGTACGATGATATCCCTTACAAGTCCCCATCCAATGAGTCCTTGCAAGCAGATAGTGCCGTATTGAAAGATGGTACTGAAATCTACTTAGGCCCAGATGAAGCAGCTTACTTGAACGGCCAAGGCGTCGTTACTGCGCTTAATTTCATTGGTGGCTGGAGAGCCTGGGGCAATCGTACAACGGCTTATCCATCTAATACAGATGTTAAAGATTCCTTTATCCCTGTACGTCGTATGTTCAACTGGGTATCCAACACGTTGATTACTTCTTTCTGGTCTAAAATCGACGACCCAACAAACAAACGTTTGGTTAATAACATCGTAAATAGTGCCAATGCTTGGCTAAATGGCCACGTAGCATCTGGTGCACTTCTTGGTGCTCGTGTTGAATTCTTAGAATCCGAAAACCCTACAACTGATTTGTTGAACGGTATTATCCGCTTCCATGTGTATTTAGGTGTTCCGACACCAGCTCGTGAAATCGACTTCATCCAAGAATACGATCCATCTTACATGAGCACGTTATTTAATTAAAGGGAGGTAACTCATGGCTAAACATAGAGATAAGTTGATTGACTTTGCCATTTTTAGCTCTGGCAGAGAATTATATGGTTACGCCGATGTAACCTTACCTGATATCGAATTTATCAGTGACACAATCAAAGGCGCAGGCATTGCCGGTGAAGTTGATTTGGGTGTACTTGGGCAAACAAAGGCAATGAATATGTCCATTAAGTGGAATACCATTGATAAAGATGTGACCGACCTTGCTAGTCAAAAGGTTCATGATATCGAAATCCGGGGCGCACAACAGCTATATGATTCTGCAAAAGGTGAATTAGTGCCGGAAGCAGTTAGCGTATATGCCAAAGTTATGCCTAAGAAAATCGGTCTTGGCAAATTTGAACAGGCAAGTAAAACTGATACATCTACAGAATTTGAAATTGTATATTTCAAAATGACTGTAGGTGGTAAAACTCGCACAGAAATCGATAAATTCAACTACGTTTGTGTAATCAATGGCGTTGATTACTTGGCGTCCGTAAGGGAGGCATTGGGTAAATAATGGCAACATTTGATCGCGAAAAGCTAATTGACGGCTTAAATAATTTAACTGGGTTTGACTTCACAAAGGCGGAACTCCGTGTCCGCCGTGAAGGTGATATGACTCCAGACGTTACATTTTCTAAAAGATTCCAAGCCGAAGTAGCGGCTATAGCGCTAAAAGAAAGTGCAAAAGTATTAATGACAATGCCAATCTCTGAATTCACAGAAATGTGTGCAGAGGTAAGTGTTTTTTTACTACGTGGTTCGGTAGAGAAAATGGGCCTTCTCCCGGACAGCAATGCCGAAGAATTGCCCTCCGGCTTAGAGAATGCGGAGGCATAAACTTTTGGATGTCTACTCCGATTGTTGAAATAGCCGATTGGATGGATGATTTAGAATTTGTTCTTGAAGATGAAAAGCGCTTGAGGGAAGAAGAAGACGACTAATCCATCAAGCGCTTTTTGCGCATACAAATTTAAAAGAAAGGAGGAACTATGGCAGGTAAAGTATTCGAAATCGCTTTTGCTATAAATGGAGCCTTGGCGCAGGGGTTTAAAACGTCAATGCAACAGGCCAAAGGCACGTTAACACAGTACGGCTCTACGATAAACGAGTTGAAAGCGCAGCAAAGGGCTTTGGATTCTGCGCTAAAGCAAGGCGTTATTTCCATGGACTCATACCGTAATGCAACGGAGAGGGTCGGCAAGGCACTAGATCAAACTGCAGCTAAAGACGCTAAGCTCAGAAAAGCGATGCAAAATAAAATAGCCGCCGATGCTAATGCCAAAAGTGCTCGTAGTGATTTAGGTAGTACCATGGCCACTACTGCAGTTATGGCCGCTCCGCTAGTAGGGATGCTATCTAAAGCAGCAGACTTTGAAGCTGTAATGTCTAAAGTTAAAGCGATTACCGTATCAGACGATAAAGCTATGCAACAGCTGAACGCCACTGCTCGTGAGCTTGGCGAGAAAACTATGTTCTCAGCAACACAAGCCGGTGAAGCTATGACATATCTAGGCATGGCGGGTTGGAATTCTCAACAAATTATGGCAGGTATGCCAGGTCTTTTAAATTTAGCAGCTGCTAGTAACACAGACTTAGCACGCACTGCAGATATCGTATCTGACGACCTTACTGCCTTTGGCTTAAGCGCAGAACATGCAGGCCATATGGCGGACGTATTTGCTAAAACCACAACTAGCACGAATACAACCGTTGAAATGTTGGGTGAAACAATGAAGTACGCGGCACCAGTTGCGCACGCCTTTGGCGCAAGTTTAGAAGAAACGGCTGCACTCACTGGCCTTATGGCCAATAGCGGTATTAAGGCATCTGCAGCCGGTACGGCATTACGTTCTGGTTTCTTACGTTTGGCAGGAACTTCCTCAAAATCGACTAAAGCGATAGAGGAAATGGGGCTTTCATTAAGTGAAGCCACAGCGCAACAAGAAGAAGCCAAAGCCGCATTAGACAGCCTAGGTATTTCTATGAACGATACCAACGGACCACGTAAGATGAGTGCTATTGTTCGAGATTTGGCTGATAAGACTAAGGATATGAGTAAGGAACAAAAGCTTGCTACACTTGCGACTATCTTCGGTACCAATGCCGCATCAGCCTGGGTATCTGTTATTGATCAAGGGCCAGATGCACTTGATAATCTGACGAAAGAACTTGAAAATAGCGATGGCGCAGCCGCTACTATGGCGGAAACGATGCAAAATAATGCCAGAGGCGCTATGACGCGATTGCAATCTGCAACCGAGTCGGTGGCTATTTCTATTGGTAGTACGATGTTACCTACTCTTGCAGAATTGGGCGATTCCTTAGCGAATGAAGCCGCGTATGTGTCAAAAGTAGCCAGCGAACACCCGGAGCTTACTGAAGGCATTATCAAAACAAGCGTAGCAGTAGCGGGCATGGTAATTGCTTATAAAGCAGCACGAGCTGTATATTACAGCGTAATGGCGGCACAAGCTGCATATAAGCTTATGATGGAATCCGAACGCGTGGCAACAATGCGAAGTGTAATTGCGTCAGGTATCCATAGGGCAGGAATGGTAGCAAGTAGTATCGCTATGTATGCTACTACTGCGGCGCAATGGGCGCTAAATGCGGCTATGTCAGCAAATCCTATCGGCCTGGTTATTATCGCCGTAGTAGCTTTAATAGCGGCTTTTGTTTGGTTGGGGACACATTTTGAAGCGGTATCTGAGTTCTGTACTTCCATGTGGGAATCACCAACAGCGGCAATTATCGCATTCATGATGGGGCCTATAGGGTGGCTCATTTATGCCGCAATGGGCTTGATTGCTAACTGGGACCAAGTGAAAGCATGGTTCACCTTACTATGGGAAGATCCCAAGGCTGCACTCAGTCAATTCTATGATTGGGTTATGAGTAAACTTGGGGGCTTATTTGATTGGATTAGTGAAAAATGGGAATGGATTAGGTCTATTTTTAGTAAGCCAATCCAGGCAAGCGTAGAAGGTTCTGCGACGGCTAATGGGCAATCTATCCAGCATAATGCAAAAGGTGGTATTTATGGCAAAGGGGCATTCCTTACTACGTTTGCTGAAGAATCTGATGAAGCTGCAATTCCTATCAATGGTACTCCAAGGGCCGAGGCATTATGGCGACAAACAGGCGCTATGATGGGACTTTTACCTGGTGAAGGTAATTCCGTAATTTCTGTGTCTGCACCAATCAACATTGCTGTTAATGGTAGTGCGGATGCGAGTGCAGTACAACAAATTAAAAGTGCTGTAGGGGGAGCGATGGATGATTTAGAGGCACGCCTTGCTGAAATCCAAAATCGGAAAGGGCGTGTAAGCTATGCCTAGTAATTTACGCTACGTTACTGTCAAATTGCAGTACGACCAAAAGGACATCACACAAGACCTGGTTCCTTATTTAAAGGAGTTCAGCTTTAACGATGTTATGTCTGGAGAAGCCGATGATATATCAATTACGTTACATGATATAGAAGAGCTTTGGATGTCCGATTGGTTCCCTGAGAAAGGGGCTAAGTTAACTGCATCAATCGTATTTCATAATTGGAATGAACTCGGAGACGAGATAGAAATGAAATGTGGTCAGTTTGAAATTGATGAAATTACGTGTAAGAATCCACCGCATGAAGTCACTATAGGGGCGGTTAGTGTTCCAGATGAATCGAAATTAAGAGGGGAACTGAAGAGTAGGTCTTGGGAGAAGACCACTCTCAAAGCTGTTGCGGACGAGCTCGCAAAAGCTGCGGGACTCGAATTGTTTTACGATACGCCTGAAATAATAAATTTAGACCGAGTTGAACAATCGGACCAGTCTGATTTAGAGTTCTTGATGAAAGTATGTAGGGATAATGGATTGGCATTAAAGGTTTCTGATAAGCAAGTGATTATTTTTGACGAGACAAAATATGAATTGGAAAAGGTAGTTGCAACGCTAATTAAAGGGCCCATGCCTACGGATCTTACGGAAGAACAAATTAAGGAGCTAGGGGAAATCATCCCTTACCAAGGCAGTTACTCGCTGAAGTCCTCGTTGAAGGATATTTATTGGGGCTGTCACGTTAAGCATAAGAGTACTAAGCAGAAAAGCAATATTGAGTATACGTTCAAAGATCCGCGTAAAACGCAAGGCAAGATATTGCAAGTTAACCAAGGCTGTGAGACACAGGCAGAGGCTGAACGATTGGCCAAGAAAAAGTTACGCGAGAAGAACAAGAATGAAATCACCGGTTCTGTCGCTACGCTAGGCCATATCGTGCTGGCTGCATCTGCCACAATTAATTTGAAAGGATTTGGTAAATTCGACGGTAAGTATATCATTAGTAAATGCTCCCATAAGGTAGGGGGCGGATATACGCAAAGCCTAGATATTAGGAGGTGCTTAGATGGATATTAGCGTAGCGCTAAAAAATTTAATTCGTGACGGCATTGTATCTAGTACAGACCCTGCTTCTATGACTGCAAGGGTAACATTTCCGGACCGGGACGATTTAGTATCGTATCCACTCGAAGTACTTTCGCATGGGTCACAAGACAATAAACACTACTGGATGCCAGGGGTTGGTGAACAGGTATTGTGTTTGTTTCTACCGCAAAATAATAATTTGTCTCAGGGCTATATTTTAGGCACTACTTATAATGCCAAGGATAGGCCCTCTTTTAATGGCCAAAATATTCACGGCATTAAATTTGCGGACGGCTCGATAGTCTCATATGATGCGGACGGAGGGGGCCTTGTTATTAATTGCACCGGTAATTTAACTATAAATGCCCCTTCTGGGGATGTAGTGGTCAACGGAGTTAGTTTAGTATCCCATACTCACGGCGGTGTCGTTTCTGGTGGCGGAAGCACAGGAACGCCGAATCGATAGGAGGTGAGTAACATATCATTATTTAGTAAATTAGGCAGCACTGCTGCTACTTATAAGAAAAACCTTAATTCGCAAGGATTAAAGAATTTACAAAATACGCAATTAGGCGATGTGGCTTACTCCCGCCTATCTAATTTAACGGATAAGTTTGGGCTAGGTGGATACTTACCACAGCGCCAATTAGGAAGCTTTGGAAAGATAGTGTTCGTTGCATCTTCGCACACGGTACGGACGTTTGATGCACTGGCTCGAAATATCAATGCACGAACAGCGTCTCATGAAATTATAGGGCAAAAGCCTATTCTCGAATTTCTAGGGCCTGACGCGGATGATATCACTTTTACGATGAACTTTAATAAGCTATTGGGCGTTGATCCTTTAAAAGAAATCGAAGAAGTGGCCAAGATGTGCCGTGAAGGGCAAGCAGAACAGTTGATTATCAACGGCAAGCCATTTAGTGAGCATAAATTATTGATTACCAGTATAAGTGCAGCAATGAACACGATTGATAATCGAGGCAATGTGTTGTCCGCATCAATCAATGTAACACTGAAAGAAGCCCCGGATATCCCTAAAGTTGTAATCACACCTAAACAAGGAGGCGATACGAATGCAAATTGATGTAAGTGCTCGTCTTGAGGGTATTGATTTTGCCCCCAAGGATATTCTTACTGAAATCATTCAAAATGTGCGGACCATAATTTCTACAACGCAATTTTCCGTACCACTTGATAGAAGATTTGGTATCGATGGTACTGTAATTGATTTGCCTTTACCTGTAGCTATGGCCAGAATATCTGCAGAGGTGATTCGGGCGATTACGGAATATGAGCCACGCTGCAGAGTTGTGTCCGTAGACTTCGAGAGTACTGCCACAACCGATGCGGAAGAAGGGCATTTGTTGCCTAAGGTATCAATCGCAATCAAAGATGAATGGCTAGAAAGCGCAGGTGGCTATGAAGCAATATAGATCCATCCAAGGCGATATGTGGGACGGCATCGCATTTAAAGTGTATGGCAGCGAAGCCTACATGAACGTACTATTAGAAGCCAATCAAGAGTACGCTCATTATGTGATACTGCCTGCTAATCTTATCTTGAAATGCCCTGATGTAGATATAAGGGCGACTATTAATTTACCACCGTGGAGGCGATAATAATGAATTTACCAGAAATTAATTTTGTCACGACGGACAAGGAATCTGTTGAAAAAGAAATATTCGCCCTCTACACCTCTGTTACAGGGCGCAAGTTAGCACCAGCGGACCCCATCCGATTATTCTTATTAACAATTGCTAATGTTGTAATTCTGTTGCTAAACCGCATCAACGATACCGGAAAGCAAAACCTACTGGCTTATGCCAGGGGGGATAACTTGGACCATATTGGCATTGCGTTAGGCGTGGAACGCTTACAAGCTACGGGCGCAGTCACTACTATGAAGTTAACCGCATCAATGGCAATGCCTGAAGGTATAGCCATTCCAAAAGGTACACGCTTTACTTCAGGTGATAACGTGTTTTTTGCTACTGTAGAACCATACTATTTATCAGCCACTGAAACAACGATAAATGTAAAAGCCGTATGCACGGAGGCATCTGCTAAAGGAAATGGATATCCTGCAGGGGCGATTACCACTCTTGTGGATCCGATTCCGTATATTGCAAGTGTAACAAATACCACTATCTCAGAGGGAGGTGCGGATACGGAGACCGATGACGCATTCCGTGAAAGAATACGAGAGGCACCTGAAAGCTTCTCATGTGCTGGTGCGGAAGGGGCTTATGAATTTTTTACAAAAAAAGCATCTGCCCTTATTAGCTCTGTAAAAGTAGTATCGCCTAAACCAGGTGATGTGGTTGTATACCCAGGTCTTGTATCTGGCGAAATAGCCGGGGAAGAAATTCTTAAATTAGTGGAAGCCACTCTTACTGACAAGAAAGTGCGGCCACTAACCGATAATGTGTCAGTAAAGGCACCTACAGCTAAGAATTACAGCATTGATATTCAGTACTACATTGATTCGGACAATTCGTATTATGCGGATACGATTAAACGTCGTGTCGATGTGGCCGTTACGGATTATATTAAATGGCAATCCGGAAAAGTGGGCCGTGACATTATTCCATCTGAATTGATTCGTCGTGTAATGGAGGCAGGGGCTAAACGTGTTAGTGTGACATCTCCTGTATTTACAGTTGTAAAAGACGGTAAGAAGGAAGATGGGTATCAAGTGGAATTGGCTCTATGCGCAGGTAAGACTATCACATATGGGGGTGTAGAGCATGAATGATCTCTACAAATTCAAATTAAAGGATACGCTACCGAGCTCGATTGCTAATGATGCTAATGTTCAAGCCTTAGCGGAAGTGGTTACGTTGCGACTTATGGCGTTGATGCCGTTCGTGGATAGACTAACTATCTTGTCGCATCTTAATGAGTTAAGCACGCCAATACTAGATGAGTTAGCCTGGCATTTACACGTTGACTTCTACGATGAAGCTGTAGCGAGAGAACAAAAGATTAAATTAATTTTGAGTTCTATCGCTTGGCATCGAAGAAAGGGCACCGTTGGATTAGTTGAGGAAGCTATCGGCGAACTGTATTCAGACTGCGAAGTTGTGGAGAACTGGGGCTACGAGGACGGGAAGCCTTACCATTTCAAACTCCAGATGTCTGGTTATATGATGACACCGAATATACGAGAGCGCGTGCTCCGTATATTAGAATTTGTCAAGAATAAGCGGTCCTGGCTAGATGGTATTGAGTATGTGCACGCTATTAATTCAGGCGGTGTGTATGTCGGTGGTATTGCAACAGCTGCAGGCAGTGCCATAGCTGAACCTAGCTTGAAAATCGCGATAGGCCCACAAACGCAACAGCTTTATGTCGGTGGCGTAATTACCGTTCACCAATTTATTCATATATAGGAGGTATACATGGCGAAATATCCTGCCGTCATTACTACAATGGCGGGTACAAATACTATTGCGGAAGCTAATGCGAGTAAGCAGGCTTTGATTTTTACAAAAATCGTTATTGGTGCAGGCGACATGCCCGCATCAATTCCACGTGCTACGGCGTTGACTGATAAGCGCCTGGAATTGGCGATTACTAAAAGTGTTAAAACAGGTGATGGACAATTCATGGTGCAAGGGCTACTCTCGAATAAAAACCTTGAAGCCGGTTTTTATGCACGAGAAATAGGGCTCATGGCCAAAGCTGGCGAGAATGGGCGAGAGGTGCTTTTCTCCTATACAAATGGGGGCAACTACGTTGACTACATCCCTGATAAGAATACGCCAATGGATAGCTACACATTTACGATTACTACTGTGGTTGGCAATGCGGAAAAGGTGCAAGCGGTTATTTCTGACAATGGGGTAGCCTCTGTGCATGATTTGGAAGCACATAACTCCGATGAACACGCACATGATAATCGCTTTAACGATATCATTCAAAAAATCAATAATAGGATTACACCGACAGATGATGCTAATAAGCAAAGCCTAGCACCTACATTAGCATTGGTAAAAACATTGCTATCTAATTTGAATATTAAAAATTCAAAGGATGTAATTAAAGCAATAGATACAGAGACTTTAGCAAGTTTGGGAGTACGATACGATTTCAGCAATGTAAATGCTTGGTACATCAGCTTTGGCAAGCTATTTGGGGGGCTTATTATTCAAGGTGGCAAAGATAGCAAAGATAGCAACTCAACGAGTGCTTGGGTTAATTTTCCTTTATCATTTAATCATTGCTTTACTATTGTCGCTACGATTATAGGTCCATCTAGCGATAGCATTAAAGTATATCAATACACAAACACGGCTTTTGAGAAAGTATCGTATTACAACTTTAATACAAATCAATCGGTAATAAGGCCTTGTATGTGGATTGCGATTGGAAACTGATATAGATTTACTTCGTTAAATAAGAAAGGGCAAGTATATGTATGTATTTATATTAGATAAAAATGGTGTTCGCCAAACATCTTACTTGGTAGGAGTGCATGCGGATACATTAGAAGAAACAGAACAATTGGCCAGACAAACGTACCCAAGCGCTAACATCGTAACAGGTGATAGCGATATGCAATCACAATTCATAAGTGGTAAAGCATATGTAAATGGTGAATTTGTTGATATTCCTGTAACAGTATATGTTCCAACGAAAGAAGATAAAATTAATGCTATTAAAGCAGAGTATGAACCTCGATTTAAAACATTAGAAGAAGCTCAACGCAGATTACTACTAATGGGAAAACCTACTACAGCTATTAGCACACAGTACATCAAATTGAATAGTGAAATGGTAGCTCGTATTAAGGAGGTGCAATAATATGCCTAAATATATCGGTGATAGTAAAGTTCCTGTCATGGAGTTCTGTGAATACTGCTGGGAAGTACTCAACGATGACGGTACATGTCCAACAGAAGGATGCGTGCACAATGATTTAATGGCTTTAGATGAAGAATCATAAGGGCATGGGGGAGTGAATGGATATTCTTAATGATATTTTAATCATGCTCATCAGTGGTATATCGCATGAACATATAGTCAGTATGGGGGTAGTGATTATTTTAACCACTACATTGTTATTTGTGGACACAATACAGCGGATTGCTGCAGAAGTGTTGCGGTATAACAAAGATAATCACAGGCCTAATAATCCTATTACACTACTAACAACATTGACCTGGTATGGATGGGGAAAAGGTAGGTATATCGATGAAACTACCGGTGAACGGCGTAGATATTTAATGAGTGAGCGCCTTAGAGGTGATCTATTAAAGAAACTATGCATACAATATCCGGCATGGATGATACTATCCATTGTATTTATTTCATTACCTGATATCCAAATACCAAACACCAATCTATTCTTAGACCATATATTCTCTTATGCATTTATGCTGATACCATTCTTCGCTGAGTGTTGGTCTATTATTGAAAACCTACGTGAAATGGTTGAAGATGACCTAATTGATATAGGAAAAATATTTCAATATACGATTGAAATCATAAAGGCATGGAGGGGTAATGGATAAGCTAGCGATTATTAACCGCATTAAGCGGTCATATAAGTCCATTCGAATAGCTGGCATACGGCCAACAGGTGTATTAGCAACGAGGGCATTGGTCCTCGTCATGCTAGTACCGATGATATTAGTCGTTGCCCAGTATGTGCTATCGACGATTAAGGGGTATGTATCCCCTGAAGCGAATCAGCTTATCGATAAGGGTATTCTTATAATTGACCATATATTCGTACCATCAGTGCTTATGACCATTGTTGGATTGTGTGGCATGTTCATCGATAAGAACCATAACGGGATTCCAGATAAGCTTGAGGAACCAAATACATTGCCTATGAACAGACCTGGCATACAACAATTAGAGGATGATATTAACCATGACGAGAGGGGGAAATAAATGTTTAGACAAATTACAATGGACGAGTTAAAAGACCTAGCGCTAGATGCCTATGGCCAAATTGAAAAGGCGTACTATCATTGGACAGGGGTAAAAGGTGGTAAGCACTTCACAGATTACCATATCAACATCGACCGAGCAGGTACAATGTGGACCGATATAGAGGCCTTAACCGATTATAAGGAACACACCTATATGCGCAATAGTAACGCTGTAGGCATTGCCATTGAAGCGTGTTGGGATGCAGTCAGTGAAAATAACCTAGGTAGTGAACCACCAACAAAAGAACAGTTGGCCACTATGACACAAATTATGGCGGTGCTTACTATTAATGCAGGTGTGCCACTTGACCTACAACATCAGATGACGCACGCCGAAGCAGCAGATAATCGGGACGGATTGGACCTCTATTATTTAGATCCGACGGGCTATCCAAATAATACGTACGGCCCAGACTCCAACGTTGACCGATGGGACCTCTTGGTGTGCCATGAGGGCGACGAACGATGGAGTGGTGGTGACTGGTTACGTGGCACCGCTCGATGGTGGGGTGCTCAGTGGGGTAGTACAATTTAGGAAGGAGTTACCATGTATGAAACTATCAAGAACAAAGTTATATCTGCGTTTACTCTTAAGCGTGTTATTTGTGGTGTGCTTAGCATTATTTCCATCTATTTCGCATGCAGCCTCATCGGAGGGTACCTCGACACAAGAGCCGACTATCAGCGTACCCGTGAGCAGTTGGAACGAACTCAAAGGGCGCTTGATGAAAGCAGAAAGCTCAATCAACAACTCCGAGAAAGCATTGCAGCAAGCCAACAGCTTAACCGCGACGCAGGGAACAGCATTAACAGAATTGAAGATTATCAACGAAGAACGGACGAAGGAATTGAACGCGCTCAAAGCAATCAACGAGAAACAGGGGCAAGAATTAACGAAAGCCTCCAATCTCTTGACAACGCAAGAAGCGAAATTGAACGAAGCCTCGACCTCATTAGAAGAATTGACAGAACAAATCAAACGCAACAAACGAACCGAACAGCGCCTTAAACGGCAACGTGACACATGGGCCGTGGTAAGCGGTGTATTTGGATTAGCAGGTGCAATTCGTCGATGACTGAGAGGTGATCCGTTTATCTCCTGAGCATGAGCAGGTGGACTCATGGATTGACTCTAATAATGTAAAAGACCTTACTGGGAATATATCCTGGTAAGGTCTTTTTTTGTTTATAAGTAGTAATTGCAGATAAGATAAAATTATGGTGTAATTAGGGTAATAATAGGAGGTGGGAGTAATGCTGAAAGTATTTAATAAAGACCCACATTTTATGAGGGATGCGGTAAAAGTAGACAACTATGCCGATGCATGGGATATAATATGCTCAATGCAACAGAGACTAGGGAAAAGCATACTTCTTGTTGGTAGGGAAACATGGGAGGACCTTAGATTGGTCGAGCATTTTCCTGATTTTATTTGGACAGATGATGTAAAGGCAGTATATGTTAATAGTGATAAAACATTAATAATTTCTGCTCCGTCAAAGTATAACCGAGCCAACGTTTTAAAGCTCATTAAGTTCTTTGGGCTTCACTATTCTATCCGAGAAATATAAATGTGAGCGTGTTAAATTCCGTTTAAAACTAAAACGGTTGCTTAACCGTTGCTCAACCTAAAACATATAAAATCCAGTAATGACGTGGATAGATGTCACTTTTGAATAATTTCCGCTGAGTAATCACAAATAAAACACGCCCCC